GGCGACATGTCAGCTCGTAGCACTACAGTAGAGGACGCTGAGCCTGCTCCTGTAGTTGCTAAGGCAGCTCCGGCTCCTGAGCCTGTAGCAGCTGCTAGCGAGGATGTGCCCTGGTCCACCACCGAAGATGATGACGATGGAATGTCATTCTTCGAAAAGTTAGCTCAGGACTAGAAAAGACATGAAAACTAATGGCACAACACGTTTCCTAGGCCTTCTGCTTCAAAAAGGTAGCATAGGAGCTACCACTGAAGAGGTAATTGATATTGCCGGTGCTGGATATGCAAGAGTGGCTTCTTATTTTAACAGAAACCAATCTACATTTAAAATTGTTAGATCAAACAACGTATACACTCTAGTATTAGTTGGTAAAGTTAAACAATTTAATCCCAACAAACCTCCCAAAAAGCTGAAACGCGTTGCTCAAGCCGACTGAGCACAGGGGGCCTTCAAGGCCCCCTTTTTTATGCCAACGATTGGTCTTTCAATGTTTGAACTCCCAGGTCTTGTGACCTCGCGCTCCGTGCACCCATGTTAACGGTTTGCTGGTTCATGACGTTGGTAGTATTTTGACTGCTGTTTCCACCGTTTACAGCAACTACGGTAGGTTGGCTCTTGGCAGCATCAACCTGCCTAGATGCTCGATCGACTGGTGCGGTTGCTAGACCACCAGCAGGAGTTATGTTTGTAATTACATCTCCCTCTGTTGTTTGAAGCGCTGAGCTGTTCCCTCCCAACATTGTTGTCACCGCGCTGGCCATTACAGACGATGCCGTCGACAAAGCATTGTCTCCTAACATATCTGTTATGGAGCTAGAGGAAACATCTCCAGATAGCATTGGTGTTAAGGAGCTCAACACACTCTCAGCGCTCTCCCTGCTTGTTACTTGGTTTAAGGGAGTTACAGGTTCTACATTAGGAGGTAGAAGATCATCACCAGCTGGAGTAGCTGCAGCAAGAGTGGTAGGTCTTGCAGAGGGAGCAGTCTCGGGTCGATACTCTCTAGAAGGCACGGTGACTTCACGTAATTGATCACTACTACTGGTACTACCACTGGTAGATGTACTTTCAACTACTTCACGTAATTGATCACTACTAGTACTGGTAGATGTACTTTCAACAGGCTGCCCTGGAACTCTTTGAGCAGTGACTGTTACGTCACGTAATTGATCACTACTGGTACTAGTAGATGTACTTTCAACAGGCTGCCCTAACATAGCACCGATTGGAGCAGCGGCCGCTGCAGCTTCCTCAGCTGAGTCATACGTACCAACCACTTGCTGTGATACAGGATCAACGACTGGATACTGATATTTTGGTTCTGGCTTCTTAGGTGGAGGTGTTGTTTCCTCTGTCGATGGAGGCCGAGGATTATCAATAAGTGATTGCTTCTCAGCAAGTGTCTTTAGCTTCTGTTGTCGATCAGCCTCATATATCTCTTGTCTGTCTTTGTATACTTGGTTATCAGGATCCAATTTCATTGCTGCTTCGTTAGTCGCAATGCGTTCGTCCACAGTGTCAAGCTCTCTCTGAGCTATTCTAGCTTCTGCTTCCGGATCTACTTCTGGACCATCGTAGCCAGGAATATATTTGGCGAGGCCTCGTTTACCTTCATAAATTAGATCACCAATATAGGTAAAGAATTCTCCTATGGCATCCATTGTACCATTAAATATCTCTCTAAACTTAGCATCAATATCAAACGAATCGAGGAACTTCTCTACACCTTCAAATCCAAAGGCGCCTGCTATCCAACTAACTAGCTTCTTTATAAGTTCTAACGGATAGGTTATAAAACCCGACGCCAACTCTTCTGTTAGATTCCTCACCAGCTGTATAGCTGTACCAAAAAAGCCTAGTTGCTCGTCGGTTTCGAAAAAAGTCTTGTAGATTGCTTTACCTGCTGCTATCAGTCCGGTGATGGGGACAGCAATCTTAGAGACTGCAGTGAAGACTGCTCCAAACATCTTTCCTATCTTTCCTAAGAAGGAGCCAATCCTTGACAGTATTCCACCACCCCCTCCTCCAGTAAGACCTTTTATAGCGTCAAAGATAGGCTTGGGGTTCAGGGCAGCGTTGAGAAGCGAACCTATTCGTGTGACAATATTAGTTACAGTCTTTCCAATAGTACCAAGTATGCCTCCAGATGGTAGCTTAGCTTTTATGCCATCAAGCATCATGGTGATATTCATTATGGAAGACATTACTACAGATCTAATTAGGTTAGGTATGGCCTTCATTGCCTGCGCGATCTTTTCGGTTAGCTTTAGATCAAACTTTCCTAGTGAAATAAGCTTCACCAGGTTGTTTATAACGCCCACCGTGTATCCAGTCACTGCAGCTCCGATACCAGCTAGCAGGCCTGTTATTCCTAAACCAGCAAACAAACCACCACCGTCTGTCGAAGGTTGATCAGCAACCTTGCCATCAGAAGTCTTAGCTGGTGTGGCGAACCCTCTACCTCCACTTTCCTTTAGTCGCTCGAGCTCTGCTCTCCTTGCAGCTTTCAATCCTTCCTGAGCTTGATCAAATCTATCCTGCTCATCAGCAAAGTACTGAAACATTCCTTCTTTTAGCTCAACAATAGAGTCCTTTATCTCGAGAAGACAGTCGACCATATACTCTTGCCAAGTTTGATCGGCAACCATCAGGCTTCTTGCCTCGAGACTTTCGGCTTGTATCGTTTCTATAAGTGTCTGTATATTGCTCATTGCTTATTCTCTAACCTTTGTCGTTCTTCTTCTAGGTAAGCTATTAGGTATGCAACATATATTTGTCTCTCAAATGGAATCATGGTATCAAGATCGTTCAAGCTATAATTGTGGTGCTGCATCAACGAAAAGTTGACGTTGTAGTGATTTGCTAAAGAATCATAACCGAACGCTACATAAAAAAACTACTGAGTCCCTCCACTGTAATGCTATCCTCTTCACCACACTTTGGACACTTCCAGGTAATAGTGTGACTTAGCTTGGGCATGTCAGTAAAGAAGTTTTGGACCTTGGTGAACTGTTGTTGGTTTAGTCCTTCGATGAACTGTACTATCTCTTCCTGTGTGAACGAGTCGTATACGTTGTCGTTGTCGTAGATACAGTCAACGCAATCACTGATTAGCTTGAGTACAGTATTGAAGTCCATCTCTTCGCTCTCAAACATTGCTGAGTGCTTAATGCCAGGGTGGTTCAGTTTGATACCAACACTATCAGTTAGTTGAATCTTATTATCGTAACCTTCTGGGAACTGCACTTTAATGTCATCGATGTCGATAGCAATTTGAGTCGCATGCTTGCACTCGCTGTCTGCAGCTGTATGTCTTAACTTGAGCTCAATGCTTTCTCCGACAGACTTTCCTCTCAGTTTTAAGAAAAGGTATTCAACGTCATACATTGACAGGGAGGACACATCAAAGTCTTCCGATAGAACACATGCACCGATAATGTTCTCTACTGCATTGGTCATCTCTCGTGTGTCACCACCCTGCAGAGCCATGAATAGAATCTTCTCTTCCTTCACCAAGAAAGGACGAAACTTAATCCTTTGGTTGGATGATGGAATACTAGTTTCGAACTCAGGGGTGTTTAATAAAGGTAAAGCCATAATTAACTCCTCAATTATGATTCATAAAAATATCGATATTGCAATGATACTGTAAAGGTTAAAAGTTCACTGGATTGGTAGCTGTACGCTAACTCACCTACATTCTTTGGGTATACTTCTAACAGTTTAATCTCGTTGGCCATGCTGCCTTCTTCATCATACTGTTTGATGATTACGTCTTTGATGTAACTGTGATAGTACCCTGGAGCAAAGTCTGACTCTCTAGCAGCTCCGTTTCGTCCTCTATGCCTTCCTACTACCTGGTCTTGCCACTGACTAAAGAACTTTCGCTCACTGTGATCAGGCCCACAAAACAGCTGAGCACTGATAGGAGAGAACTGAGCACCATATCCAATCTCTTGTGTAGCTCCGTACACACCAGATGGTGTTGAGTTGATAGCTCTACCAGGAGCTGTTACGCTGATAGTCCTAAAAGCAATCTCTTTATTGCCATCAATGATCATCTCATAGTGTGATGACCTGGCAATGCCACGAGTAAGGTCGCCTCTAATCTCGTCTAACCTAAAAGCCATTACTGTAGTGCTCCTAGTGAGTCTTTGTGGACTTTTGCCATAGACGCCTTCTCAAACTTCTGTAGCGGCAAGAATAAAGCAATGTCCCACTCCACTGGTTCTATCTTTAAGAACCGAGACTTGACATGTCCAGCAAGGTACTTCTTAAACGTAGGCTTGAATGCTTTGTATTTAGCAGCACCCTTCAGGATATTATAATTGAGGCGCAGCTTGGTCTTCTCATTGTATCTCTGATCAGAGACAGTCTCATACAAAGCATCCATCAATACAGCACGGTGCCTGAGAGGCAAGTAATGCATGTTTAAACCAACGAAACCTCCATCTGCCTGATCTACCGGCAGCACCAGAGGAAACTTGTCATAGTACGGTAGAGACTTCTTATACTTGGGATCATACGCGAACAGAAACATCCCACCAGCTTCTGGCTTAGCAACATAGTTATCACCAGATGTAATCAGTCTTGATGCATTAGCATTAGTACCTTTAGCCTTGTCTCTGAACCAAGTACGTGCTTGCTGAGTGCGAGCTGGTATCTGTCCTGCTCGAGCACCCTGCGCAATTAACTTGTCGAACACATATGTGGCCATTAGATTCCTAATTCCTTCTCTGTGATGATCTGAAACTTCCATCCACGGTCTTTACAATACTCTGTGGCAGATTCCCATTTAGAATTATTTATGCCGAATGTCGTAACCTCATTAATATACTTTCTGGTCTTACGGCTGCGAATAGTAGGAGGTTGCGTTTGAGCGTATGGTTTAACTTCGATAAGTATAGTATCAGTAGCACCTCTAGCAGTGCGTACTTTGATCAAGAAGTCGGGATAGTATCTATGAAGACGGCCGTCGATAGGGGATCTGTATGGAATTACTACCTCTTCACTGGACCATTCTAGTACATTAGGGTTGTTATCACAGTATACCATGAACATTCGTTCCCAACTGGAGCGATAAATAATGTTACTGGGATCCCCTTTGTACTTTTTGCAATTGCGCGGTTTGTAATGTCCCTTATGTGTTCTCATTAACCTATTTAGGTCACCGTATGGCAGACGACTTTAAACTTAATCTATCACAGACACTCGATCCTTCGTTTGGGGTATCGAGTGAGTTCACAGATGTACCTGCTCAGTTTAGTGACAAGCTAGAGAAGCTAGGTATCAGTGTAGGTGGCGGCGCGGGGTTACGTTTCCCAAGCGATATAGCAGAAAACTATATTACCTTCACACCAAAGCAACGAGGCAAGAGTAAAAAGCTAACTGGGACTGGTGGTGGAGCAGGTGGTGGTATTACATTACCTATCCCATCTAACATGTCTACAGGATATAATGCTCAGTATGATACCGGTACAGGGATTGGAGTGCTTG